AATTACTGTGACAGTCGCACTAAATGCAATTGGTCAATTACCGTGACAGTCGCTATAATTAAACCATCAACACAGGAGAAGCCGCGATGAAACCGACGTTCAAATACACGCGCAACATGAGCCAAATCCACTGCATCCCGTGCGGCATGGGTGACGAAGTGCACGTTGTGGGCGACCCCGAGAACGCTGCATACGAATGGATCATTTACCGCAATGGCGCAAGCGTCGAGCACTCAGACGACGGCTTTGGATCACCGGAAGCCGCCTTGCGTGACGGCCTGAACACATACCTGGGGTGATGCAATGGCCAAACAACTCGAAGACACCGTAACCGCCGAGCTGCTGCCGATGCCGAAGAAGCGCGGACGGCCCGCGACGGGACACGCCATGAGCGCGGCCGCGCGAAAACGCGCCCAACGGGAGCGCAGCACACAGAAACTGTCATCAGACTGGACGGTGACCGATTGCATCCACCTCCTCGAACTCCCCGATCTGACGGAAAACGAGTATTCCGAAGCCTATTACCAGCTGATGCGGCTCCGAGGGTATGCCCCCTAACTGCCGAGCGCGGGCACCCCTGCATACGTACCGCCATCACGGATGACACCATCCCCCGAGCGAGGCGAAGGGGTCGCGCCGTTCGGCAACGGAGTTGCCGAGTCGCCGCGACCCCCCGACGACGCATGCACCAGCGCAGCCGGATCGCGATAGGGATTGAACGCCGGCACCCGCAACCACTCCCGACACTGATCCCCGGTCAAAAATGCATCGGTTCCCTGATCGGTGTAACAGGTGCACCGATCCCGCATCGCGGCACACCCCGCCACGACCGGCAACGATTTGACCTGGCGAAGCCCGTCATACAGCGGCGCAGTCTCGGGACGCGTGGCAATGCGCGGCACGTACTCCGACACCTCACCGCCGACAATCTTGGCTTGCGCAATCGCCGACGCTGCGTGTCCCGGTGGAACCGATGACCCCCCGCCCTGCCCCGCCTGCGCATACGGCGATGCAGCGACGGCACCGGCTGTCGGCTCACCGTTGATCGCCCCGGAGATGCGCGCATACATCTTGTAGCCCAGTGCGGCACCGATGACGACGACGGCCCCGAGCACATAGACCATCTTGGGCAAGCGACGCGTGCGCTTAACGTGCATCGAGCTCGACTTGTAGAGGCCGAACGTCCGCTTCGGGGGTGAATATCGCGTCACCGCTGCCCGAGATCGATCCGATATGCTCTTCGGGTCCGCGACTTCGGACCATTCCAGCATCTGACCGCCCGACCACAACGACCGCAAATGCAGATGCTTCCCCGCCAGCACCCGCAGCTGCGCATCCAGCATCGTCGGAAACTGCGTGCCGAGGACGAAATCAATCCCCTTGTGCCGGTGACGTTCCATCGCGGCCACATGCGGCGGAACCTTGGAACCGGTCGGGCGCGGACGAAAAATGTTCTGGGCTTCGTCAATGATGACGATCGACCCGACCGGAAACGTGAACACCGGAAAATCGATCGACGGATCGTCCGGATGAGGCTCCATCACGGTCCATTCGGACACCGGTGGCACCTGATGATGCGGCAGCTTCAAATCGGTGACGCCCATCGCGAACAAGGGCCGGTCAGGCTCTTTTTCGAGGAACGTGAGAATCATGTCCACCATGAGCGCCGTCTTGCCAGTCCCCGGCAAGCCGCTGACGATCGTGCACAGTGCGCCGGTACTCACTTGAGCAACTCCACAACGGAAACATCCAGAACGCTGGCGACATCATTGAGCGCGGACGTGTAACCGTCCACATCACCCAGGTAGAACGCCACCGCCGCGACCGCGAGAAGGTCTAGCACTCTCATGCCTGCACCATCCCGAGACGTTTCAAGGAAAGCAACGACACCGCCGCCGTGATAGCCCCCATCCAGACGCCGACCGCATCGACAAAGCCCGAGAGCGCCACCACCGCATACACATCCCCCGACATGCCGCCCCACATCGCGCCGACCGCGCCCGAAAGCTGATCCTTGATTCCCTGAAAGCCTGCATACGTCACAATCCCAAAGCCCAAGGACACCGCAGCTTTCTTAGCCCACGCACCGACGCCCGACGCAATGAATGATCCCCAAGTCATACCGATCCCCTCGCAATGGAAAACAGGAAAATCCCCGCCGACAACCACGCAATCCCGATGACAAACGGCCGGATGCCGCTCGCGAAATCACACACCGGTTGCCATGACAGCGATTGCGCCGTCCCCATGACCGAAAAGGACTTCGGGGCCGGACAGCCACCCGATGCGCCGCCTTCCTGACTCCACGTCACGTCTCTGTCATCTTTCGGAAGCTCCTCGTCCTCAGGATCGCCCAGTTCTTCACAGGCCGACGCCTCCGGATGTTCCTCGCAAAGATCGAACGGTTCTTCCGGTGGCGCCGCTTGGCCTGCCGTTGACGGCGATGTGGTTTCGGTTGTCGTCTCGGTCGTGTTATCCGGATTCGTTTTGTTGGTGGTTTTCGTCTCGGAAATATTGACCGTATCGCCTTCGTAATTGAAGTTATACGTCGTCGTGGTCGTCGTCGTGGTCTGACCCGCAGATGACGTCGACGTACTGGTGCTGGTCTGACCCGCCACCGATGCCGGCCCCGTCGTCGTCGCCGTCGGATCCGGCGCAAAATCGGCCGGCTGATAGCCCGCCTCGATCAGCCGCCGTGCCAAATCCGAGCCCATACCACGCGCCACGAGTTCCGTATAAATCGAATCCTCGATCTCTGCATCAGTCGCCGGACGCTGCACAATCGCAGCCGCCGAATACGCATAAACGTTACGGTTCATCGTTTGACCGGTGGAATACGCGCATTGCGCCTGTTTCCACGGATACACCAACCCGTTTACGGTCTGTGTCCCTTCACTACCGGTCAGCGCCCACGTGAACGTCGCAGAGGTGTAAAAATTATCGCAATACGCGCTAATCGCCTGATCGAACGTACATTGACCACCCGGAGAACCCGACACACACGGCGAAGAACTCGTATGCCAGTAATACCCCGCGCCTGGATCGCCCTGCGAATCCTCAATCATCCACTGATGATTAATTTCATCCCACACCAAATCCGCCAACGTCAGCCCCAACGCCACCGGACCCGCGAGCTTGCCCAACGCCCGACCCACCTTGGCTAAAGACGCCGGCGAAAAGGCCCGGTTGGACGTTAGATCAAAAACGGTGTCCCCGATCTTGGCCGCATTCACGCCGCGCATATTCCCGACGCCCGCAGCACCCGAAGGAAAATCGTAAACCGGCGTCCGAACAAACCGAAACTGACCCGTGGCATCGCGCACACCAATACCGCGATCCCAACCCGAGGTCTGCGCGAACGCGAAAGACGGCACGATCACCACGCCGAATCCGAGCAAAAACCACACGCACAAGCGCACCAGGCGAATCATCGGAACATCACCCAGCCCGCACCCACAATCGCCAAGAACCCCGCGAAGAAATAGACGATATCCATCACCGACCCCCAAACGAAAAACCCACGGCGCGAACACCCCACGCAGCCGCCCACACGAGCACCACGAGGAACCCCAGGCTCACCCCATCCGCGACCGAATCGGCCGGATTGCACGCAGCGAACTCCACCGCCGGTATCGTGGTCGTGGCGGTCACCACCCCGCTATCGCGCGTGACCAGATACCAAGCCCCGCCCGAAAACTCGACCGTGGACGCGGAAGGGGGCGAAGCCGCCGATAAAACCGGCTCCACCCCCGACCACATCGCGGACGCTGCATCCGCAGCAGTCGAGTAACACCGCCCCGAATACAGCGCACCCATGACGATTACTTGATCGCGCCGCGAATAAAACGGAACGCTGCGACCGCGACCACGATCACGATCACCAACCCGGCAGCGGCGACGGCATCGGTTTTTGCCGTGGCGAGTTCGGTGGACACTTCGGTCGGAAGCGCGGCCATCGCGTTCGAGACCAGCAGCACGGAACCCGCCGAAACGACGGCAAAGCGAGCAAACAGTTGCTTTTTCATGATTGAAACCCCTTGGTCAGATTAAGAAAGGCCGCGCGCGGATGACCAGCCACGCGCAACCCGTAAAAGCCTGTGATCGAGCCGCCGCCCGGGGGGCGTCGTCTCTCGTGTCATGCAGCCCGGCGAAGCTCATCCCAAGAGCCCACAGGCTGGGCAAGGACAATCTGAACGCGACGGAACTGAACGACGTTCGAGACGAGCTTTGCGGTAGTCAAATCCGAATCCGTGAAACCGGCCGAGCGGAGATATTTCAAATGACGGTAAAACGTCGCTTTCGCGGTGTAATGCTTCACCACATCGAAACCCTCTTCCCGGATGTTCTTGAACGTCATCCACGCCGCCGCCGCGCGCCCTTCGGTGATGTCGTTCGCCTTGAGAATTGCCTTGATTGTCTCTTCACGGTTCATGTCCTTGACCTCCACGCCTTGCACCAGCCCACTGAAAAAGCCCTTGAACTCCTGCCACAACTCCCACCCGGTGAGTTGCCACCACTTGCCGCCCTTCTCTTCAAACCGCCGCCACCAGCGAGAACCCTTCGTATGCTCAAGACGTAAAAGCCGGTCCATCATCCCAAGCTGTTCTTCCGATGCCTGCGCCTTGCCCTTCTTCATGAGCCAGCGCACTTGAGGCCCCTTGTGGTACGCCTTGCCCTTGGAGATGTCGGAGCCCACGCCCCAGCCAACCGTATCGCCCTTCATCGTCTGCGCATGCCGCCGCGCACCGTCCGACGCCAACAAGGTCCGTAGCGCATCTTTCACGCACGACGCATCCGGCAAAACGTAATTGCCCGTAATGTCGATCCGCCGACACTGCCACTGTTCCAGAGGCGGCAGCACCGAACGAAGCGCCCGACAAGCAACCCGAATCAAAGCCTGTGCCCCGGCGCGAATGTCGAGCGAGCCAAAAACGTTGAGGCCATTCGTCACCGCAGCCGGAGAACCCGCGATCACAAGGTATTGCCGCTTTCCGTCGCCCTGAACCTGCCACAGCAAGCCAACCGTGTCCGACCGGAGCTTGTCGACGTCGAGCGTGTTTTTCTCCCACGTCAGAAGGCCATCGGGGTCATAGCAGTAGATCCGCCCCAAGCACGACAGAACCTTGTCCCGAACGACCTGCGAAAGACGCTCGTCGAGCGGGACACGAAGGGTCAGCCAGTCGATAAGAAGGTGTCGGAGAATCATCGAAAAGTCTCACCATGAGACAAAGTCCGGGTGTTACATACGGACCCGGACTCAAAACCGGGCACATCCACCGACAGGACGCGCCGCTTGTTGGCAAGCTCATAACCGGTGCGAAAAGCCACGGCGGATTGCTCGCGGTGAAGCGCCCGCCGACGCTCAGCAACATCGGCAGGCCAGTTCGGATGCGGCACGAAAGCCGAGACGAAATCGCCCGCGCACTGCTCCACCTGCTCCCGCCAGTAAGCGGCGTGACGGAAGTCCGGATCGACGGCTTGCCAGAAGCACGCCCGCGTCAGCCGGGTGAAGGGATCCCCCACGGCAGCGAGATAGGGATGGAGCGCGTGAGTCACCGCGAAACCTCGGGCCTGTATTCCGCGACGACTTCGCCGTCCTCACCGACCACACGCACCGCAACGGGAGAGCTCAATGCGCGCGCTTGATCGACTTCACGCCGAAGAATCTGGGCATCCGTCGCTGACGGACCGCTCTGAAACCAGCGGCCCGAGATCGGCGCGAACGACTCAAGGCGAAACATCACGCCGCCCGCGCCGGAGCCGAGGCCGCGATCAGCGGGCGGAGCTTCAAGCGACCAAGCGCGAGATTGTTGAATCGGTCCACGAACACCGACGACGGGCACACTTGATACATGCCGGGGGCGTAAGGCTTGGCGCCCTTCTCGATGTCGATATTCAGCGTGATCCGCTGCGGGTAGGGACGGGCGTTGCCCTGCTCGTCCGTGGTGAACGCGTAGGCGTCCTGTTCATAGAACGTCATCTGCTTGCCTGCGTTGTTGCCCGACTTCGGGGTGATGACGCGGGGATTGACGTTCCCGTCCTTAACTTCGATCTTGATCATTTGCCTTGCTCCTGCGTTGTACGTTACCGGTGCGGTAACGAAACGAAGTGTTACCGACGCGGAAACATGTTGTCAAGCAGGAAACACAGAGCTATCGTGCAGCCGTGATCTAGATCAAAGGAACGGCGATGAACCTCATAGGCCCGCACATCGAAAACGCAATAGCTGCAGGGCGCATCAAGAACTCCGCAGAAATTGCGAGAAAGCTAGATGTGGCGCGGGCAACCGTATCCCGTTGGCAAGCCGGAGACAGAACCCCGAGCGCAGAAGAGGCACGAGCACTGGCCGACGTGATCGGCGCGCCCGAAGAAATGCTAATGGCAGAATGCGAAGCCCAAAGGGCGAAGGACGAAGCGACCCGAGCCGTATGGCTCAGGGTCGCGCGAACGTTCAAAGGATCGCAGAAAGGATTTACGACAGTAGCATTAGCCCTGCTCGCTGTTGTCGTTTACTTTGTGACAGGCGAAACCGAAACCATTGGCGCATCAATGCTTTGGCTAGGATCGATTACCAGTAATACCAATTATGGCGATTTCGCTGCGCTCGCCCTGCTGGTGCTATTCGCATCACAGGCCCAGCCGCTTACGCGCTCGCTGCGCCGCTGGGGAGTGTTCCGACCGACCTAGCAGCACGCACACCGCGTGCAACTCGAACACATCGACGCCTGCTTCCCGCAGGCGTTTTTTTTCGGCGGCAATCCGGCGCTGCCACGTCCGGGGCGACGGTCTCGAGACTGCGCGGCTCATGCGCAAGTGCCAGTACAGGTATCGTAGGGTCCCAGCCCATTCCGGCAGCATCCACGCATGATAAGTAGGGGGCCGCAGTCCGCGGAATGGGGGTGGAATCCTGCGCCGCTGCGCGACTCAGGCCCGAGTAAATCACGCTCACCTCGCAAGCGAGGCGACCGTTCAACTCGGCGCTACGCGTTCCCCTGAGAGAGATCCAGCAGCAAGGCGGTTTGGCAGCAAGGGGGGTGGGGATTCGCGGACGGCAGCGGGATAGCCCCGGCCTATCAATTACTGTGACAGTCGCACTAAATGCAATTGGTCAATTACCGTGACAGTCGCTATAATTAAACCATCAACACAGGAGAAGCCGCGATGAAACCGACGTTCAAATACACGCGCAACATGAG